TTCCCGACTCCTTTTCCCCAAAAACTGTGGCTCTCTTGATGCTAGTGGCTGGGACACTTGCATGTTACATGCAATGATGTGGGCCATTGCCCAATTTCGCTTTGATTGTATCGATGTGGCTCCTGGTGAAGAGCTTGATGTTGCCATTGCTATGTGCAATATTTATCACCAGGTTACTGAAAGCTTTATTTTTACTCCTGCAGGTGAGGTTTGCCAAAAAGTTCAAGGCAATCCTTCGGGGAGTTCAAATACTATTGTAGATAACACTATCGGTCACTACATACTTAAAGCATATGATTGGGTTGTTTTGCGTTACGAATCTCCGTGTGAGGAGGATTGGGAAGATTATTATGATGACTTCTCAGCAAATGTTTCGTTGTTGTTGTTTGGGGATGATGATATGTTCTCTGTTTCAGATGAGAGCAAAGATCTCTACAACCCCACAACAATTATTAAGGCATCTGCTGAGTTAGGTTTTGTTCTTACAACTGAGCAGGAGCTTCTCTCTCACTCTGTGAATCTCTCCTTTCTCTCTCACGCCGTTAGGCCAGATCGGAATGGATATCTTGTCCCATACCTTCCGTTGGTCAGACTTTGTTGTGCTGCTCTTTATTCACAATCGTCAAGTGTGCTCATTCGCGCCCAACGACTTTCGAATCTACGATATGAGGGTTACTATACACCAGGTTGGTTACCCATAATTGATTCTATGATCTCTAAGTTTAAATGTCTTCATGCTGATCCAGAAGTACTTGAGGTCTTTTCTCATCAATTATCAAATCGTGAAATTGAAACGTTGTACGTTCCCATCGAAAACGCCGGTCCAAATAAGAGTATACCCCGGGTTTTAAAAATGAAAATTGACGACTTTGAATTTGTTTCGTTTAACTATCTTTACATCCAGCCCCATGTCTGGAAAGCGTTCCAAAGTTCAGAATACCCAACCGGGGAAAAACGCGGCCAAAAACCGCAAACGCAAAGCAAAGAAGAAAAAACAGAATCTTCAACAGCATCAGGTCGCCCTAAGAACTCCAGGTCCCGCTCGCCAACCTCCAACGAAGATGGGCGGTATAAATTTCAACGCTGCTCGGATACCGCAGTCCTCGATGGATCAAATGAATAGGACCGTAGCTCAAGGAAAGAATCAGTCTATGAAGGACTACCTTGCTTGCGTTGTCTACCCTTTCGCAAACAAGGCTCGCATACCTGATTCTTATGCCCGTGAAACCGCTGTTATCAGCAGCGTTTTCTCATACCCTGTTGCTGTTAATTATAATAATCCGGCTGATCCGGATTATGGTCGTTTTTCTGTTGCAGTCCAACCACACATGGGAAGTCTTTCACATCCCGGTGCATATAAGATTGCCATTGCTAAGCCTCCTCCAGTTGGTACTATGTGGAGTGAGGTTGACTGGACTGATCCTGCATCTTATGTTAATAATGCAGGTGGTACTGATCCGCGCTTGGATCAGTACTATACTCAAGTCAATTGCCCTCCTGTTGGCGCCTACTTGCTGTTGCAAGGAGCTAGTAATCCTCGCCCTTTGCCTTTAGCAGGATCGGCGCCCTATGAGGATACTATTCAGGTGTGGAGTCATTATAATATGGAAGGAGTAACCCTTCTTCCTGGGTCTCCTAATGGGACCAATTATTTTCGTATCTCACCTGGGCAGTATGACCTCCATTTCGATGCGCTTGCACTTAATACCACTTTCGTTGGCGCCCCTGCCTTATCCCTTATTGACGGGGCGGCTGCCGATTGGATTGAGAGTGTTCCAAGACAAACTCTGTCCCCCGACTCAAGGTTGGCCGTCTTTGACGTCCAACTCACCGTCAGGAGGACCGTCACATTGGCGCTTACTGCTGGACTCGCTTCGTATGTTGCTCCTGCAGCATATTCCAACATTGCTTTTTCCATGACTCCTACCTTCTTTACGTCTGCTACGGATGGGGGTACGGGTGGTGGAATTTCATATACTCGCCAAACTTACCCTTCTGGTAACTATGGCATTACGAATGAATATCGCACTGTTGGGTGTTCAGC